CGTCGTTATTACAGAGTATGACACCATCCCCGTAGCAATCAACTGGTATTTTTACGACACCACCTACATATATGTGGTGGACACCCTCTATGTAACTGAGTACCTTACAGATACGGTGTTTGTGGTAAACGAGATTACGAACTACGACACGATCTTTTGGACCACATACGAAACAGATACTATCTATCTATATGAGTACGACCTCTTAGAGGTTGATTGCGACACAGGGTATCCGTGCCTTCACCCGCTTTCTGAGTGTCCTATTTATATTGCAAACAGTTTTACCCCTAACAACGATGGTGTTAATGATGCGTGGGAATCAGAAACCCCATCTGGTTGTTGGTCTGAATGGAATTTATCTGTGTACTCTAGAGCTGGTGATTTGATTTGGGAGGGATTGGATCCCGACGACGTTTGGCTTGGCGGTGACGAGTACTACGTTCAGGATGGGGTTTATGTTTATGTGCTAAAGTGCACGTCTTCTTTCTCATCCGACTCCTACCTTATAAATGGCTACGTTACCTTGGTTAGGTAATGGATAGGCTGGTTAAGTTAAAGGACTATGAGGACTGGGGTGTTTGCATTTGTCCCAACGGTACGATGGGTGAGACTATCGAACTCGGTGGGCTTGTCATTGTGCTCCCCAAAGCGCCTAAGAAAAGTAAAATCCTCTTTCACGAACTACCTCGGTCAGAGCAGAAATGGACTCGGCAGTCAGTACCGCCTGAGCTATCGCGTATTCGCTCTATGGATGAGTGGGCAGAAATGCCAAGGGAGTTCAGAGAAAAGTTTCGTCCATATATCGAGCAAGAGTTTGTCCGTCGGCGTGAGGGCGTTTGGTTTTTTAATGACGGTGTCCCTACATACATCACGGGTCGTCATTACATGATGTTGCAGTGGACCAACCTTGATGTTGGCCACCCATACTACCTCAGCTTTCAAAGGGACATCTTCTTGCACATGGCTGCGTGCGAGGCTGACCCCAGATGTTTAGGTCAGCTGTACACTAAGTGCCGTCGATCTGGGTACACCAATATCTGTTCTGCTGTTCTTGTCGATGAGGCTACTCAGGTAAAAGACAAGCTGCTCGGGATACAGAGCAAGACGGGTAAGGATGCACAAGAAAACATCTTCATGAAAAAGGTGGTGCAGATGTTCCGTAAGTACCCGTTCTTCTTCAAGCCCATCCAAGACGGTACCACCAACCCGCGTATGGAGCTAGCCTTCCGCGAACCCTCCAAAAAGATTACGAAGAAGAACAAAACCGCTCAAGCTGGAGAGGCGCTGAACAGTGTTATCAACTGGAAGAACACCACCAACAACGCATACGACGGTGAGAAGGTCCACCTTCTTTATCTCGACGAGGCAGGAAAGTGGGAGAAGCCCACTGACATCAGGGAGGCTTGGAGGATTCAGAGGACATGCTTGATCGTAGGAAGAAAGGTGGTGGGCAAGGCCATGGTCGGCAGCACGGTAAACCCTATGGACAAAGGTGGCAAGGAGTACAAGGGGTTGTGGGCGGACTCTAATCCACTTGAAAGAAACGCCAACGGAAGAACCCGAACTGGCTTGTACCGCCTGTTCATTCCGTCATATGACTCTCTAGAAGGGTTCTTTGATGTTTACGGTAATCCTATCGTAGACGATCCTGATGGCGATGTGCTGGGCATTGATGGTGAGTACGTTCATATGGGGGCGAAGACGTACCTGAAGAACGAAAGGGACAGCCTCAAGCAAAACGCATCTGAGTTAAACGAGGTTGTTCGTCAGTTCCCCTTCACATCTGACGAGGCATTTCGAGATAGCATCGAGAGTAGCCTATTTAACATCGGGAAGATATACGACCAAATATCTTACAACGACGATCTATTCCCCAACCCCGTAGTAAGGGGGAACTTTGTCTGGAAGGACGGAAAGAAAGACACTCAAGTTATTTTCTACCCTGATGCTAAAGGAAAGTTCTATACTTCTTGGATTGCTCCGCCAGAGATACGCAACAAAAAGAAAGAAGTGCGGGGAAGACTCGTGGCGCCTCATCCACACATTGGTGTTGGCGGCGTGGATAGCTATGATATTGACGCTACTGTGGATGGAAGGGGCTCTAAGGGAGCTCTTCACCTATATAACAAGTTCAATATGAACTACCCCTGCAACCATTTCGTCTTGGAGTATGCTTCTCGCCCTCCCCTCGCAAAGATCTTCTATGAGGACGTTTTGATGGCTGCATTTTTTTACGGGTACCCTTTGCTTATTGAGAACAATAAGTATGGTATAGTAAGGTACTTTGAGGAGCGTGGATACGACGGGTATCTTATGGATAGACCCAGCTCTCTTCAGAGCAGTTCGGCTAGACAGTCAGTAAAGACAAAGGGTATACCCTCAAACTCTCAAGACGTGATACACACTCACGCCCAATGTATAGAGTCATACATTCACAGTCACGTGGGTTTTGACTCTGATAAGGGGGACTACGGAACCATGTACTTTAACAGGACTCTTGAAGACTGGATTAACTTCAGAATTGACAAGAGAACTAAGTATGACCTTTCTATCAGCTCTGGACTCGCATTGATTGGCGCTCAAAAAAATGAAGAAGAAAAAGCTCCAGCTAAGTTTGATGAGGTCAAGTTCTTTAGGCGATATAAGTCCATGGGATGAATTTATATATTTGCAATAACTCTCAGGGTCGCAAATGTATAACAGTAATAACGTCAAGTCTGGCTTTCCCGACCCTCTTGCTCCAAGGGAGGAGAAGCTAAGCAAGGAATATGGCCTTCGATACGCTAAGGCCATTGAGGATCAATGGGGTGACGTAAATCAAAAAGGCTCTGTCTACGGGAGACGGAATCAGATTTTTCAGCGCAACCGAGATTACGCTAACGGCGTACAAGATACCACAATTTACAAGCGGCTTTTGACGAACCTTGATCCTAATGCAGGTGACGGCTCCTTGTTAAATATTGACTACACCCCAGTACCCATTCTCCCCAAGTTCGTTCGCGTTGTCGTCAACAACGTGCTCTCTAAAAAGCTATACCCGAACCTAGAGGCCAACGACTCTCTTTCTCTTAGTGCGAAAGACGAAGAGAAAAACAGGCTGATGAATCAGGTTGCATTGCGCGACAAGCTTATGCAACTGAAAGAGATGACGGGCGGAATGATCTTGGACAAGGATCCAGAGCAGCTGCCCGAAACAACTGAGGAGGCAGAGATCTTCCTTGGATCCAACTCAAAGACTGACGCGGAGATTGCGGCTCAAGTTGCTACCGACATCACCCTGAGCTGGAATAAGTTTGATGAGAGTACGTTCCGTAGGTGCGTCAACGACCTAGTCATTCTGGGCATGGCTGTCGTAAAGCGACGCAACGATCCGAACTATGGCATTGTAGAAGAGTACGTTGACCCCATTAAGTTCATCTACAGCAACACCGACGATCCGAATATGGATGAGTTGGTGTACGCAGGTCACATCAGAAACATCTCTGTATCTGAATTGATTCGACAGTCGGGTGGTGAAATCTCTGAAGATCAGATTAAGAAGATCATGAAGACTGCCCGACCTAGGGGCAACAACAACAACGACGCATATCAAAACAGGAACAGGCCGGATCGTTATGATGAATACACGGTTGAGGTTCTAGACTTTGAATTCAAGTGCTTGGAGAAATTGCACTTTGAGGAAAAGGAAAACCGCCATGGTAATACGGGCTTCTTCTACAAGGGCCACGACTACAAAAAGAAAGAGGGCGGGGTTTTTGAAAGGATCCCTCACCACATGGACACCATGATGGTGTACGAGGGGAGCTACGTTATGGGGACGGAATACATCTATAACTACGGCCCCAAGCCTAACGTGCCCAAAAACATTCACGACTTGAGTCGCTGCACTCTGTCGTACTCCACTGTGGCCACCAACTTGTCGGCTAATATGCCCAAGTCTCTGGTGGATAGCTGCACTGGGTTCGCGGACATGTTGCAGCTAACGCACTTGAAGATCCAGCAGGCTATTGCTAAGGCTAAGCCAGATGGCCTCGTCATTGATATCGAGGGGTTGGAGAACGTTCAACTTGGCAAGGGCGGAGAGCTGCAGCCACTCGAACTCCATGACATCTATGAGCAAACCGGTGTCTTTTACTACCGAAGTAAAAACCCCGAGGGTGGATTCCAGAACCCTCCTGTACGAGAGATCGGCAATAGCATTAGGAATATCAATGAGTTGATTGGCTTGTACAATCACTACCTCCGAATGATCCGTGACACTACGGGCATCAATGAGGTGGTTGATGCAAGCAGCCCTAAGGCAGACTCCCTTGTGGGGGTACAGCAGCAAGCTGTAGCAGCTAGCAATAACGCGACCTACGATATTACCCACTCCGCGTTGGTTCTTTACAGGAAGGTGTGCACTGATGTCGTCAAGTCTCTTCAGATCCTACCTCCCGACTCTGTAGTCTTCAAGGCTTATGAGAATGCGATAGGTAAAGAAAAGATGAGCGTCCTTGCGTCTTTCCGACAGCTCCCCATGTACAACTTTGGTGTTATCGTAACCAAGGATATGGACGATAAAGAGCGTGCCTACATGGAGCAGAACATTCAGATCGCCTTGTCGCAGAAAGAAATCGATCTTGAGGACGCCATGGCTATTCGTGAAATGCGTGACGTCGATCAGGCGGAGCGACTTCTTATCGTTCGCCGTAAAGCTCGTATGAAGCGCATGCAAGAGCAGGCAATGCAAAACTCTCAGATGCAGTCTCAACAGGCTCAGCAAGCGGCTCAAGTAGCAGCTCAAGCTAAGCAGCAAGAGATGCAGATGCAGTCTCAAATCGACGCGCAAAAAATTCAGCTTGAAGCTCAGGCGGAATTGCAAATTGCTCAAGCCAAGCACGAGATGGAAAAAGAGATGGCTACGATGAAAGCGCAGCTTGCAGTAGTCACCAAGAATAGTGACAATCAGGTCCGAAGGGATCTCGAGGAGTTTAAGGAGGACCGTAAAGATGAGAGGGTAAAGAAGCAGGCTGTTGAGCAGAGCAAGCTGATCTCACAACGCAAAGGAGATAGAAAAGAGCTTACGGAAGAACAAGAAACCAAGTCTCGTCTTGATCAGATTAGACAACTAATGGGAGAATAATGGCATCAGTAAATCTAGATACTAGCACTCGCCTTGACATTACTTGCAGGCGGGGTGACACTTTTGAGTTAACCTTGACCCTAAAAGACGGGTCGGGTACCGCGCTTCCTCTTGTTACCGACGATTATAAGTTTTTGATGCAGGTCCGAGACCCCCGTGCTCGCGCTTCATCTCTTCAAGCACAAAGATTAGCCCGTCCCTTGCGGAGGGCTCTTGCTGTCACTGGCGGTGGGGGCGGTGAGGCCGATCCAGAAAGGGAGTATGGAGAGGATGGTGTAGCCAGCGTAGATGGAGTTCTGATTGGAAGTGCTGAGCTTGGAAAAAAGGGCGCGGTCAACTTCTCTTTTAACAACGTAGATAACAACGGTAACGTGACTGTTTTTCTTTCTGCCCTTGACATGGCTAAGATTAAAGCAGGTCGCTACAAATATGACTTTCAGTATAAGACGGGGACTACAGAAAAGACTCTTCTAGAGGGTTCTTTCAAAGTAAACGACGACGTTTCTAAATCTGTCGGTTAATGTCAACGCAGATCACAGTAACGGGGGGGACTAGTGTAACGGTATCAGTACCGTCTACTGAATCCGTCTCAGTAGTTAGCACTGGTGCAAAGGGAGAAACTGGGGCCACAGGGGCGACAGGACCCACGGGTGCTACTGGTGCTACGGGTGCCACAGGGGCTCAAGGTCCTACAGGTGCCACAGGCCCTCAGGGTGCTACGGGCGCTCAGGGCCCTGCGGGTTCAAATGGTTCTGACGGTGCTGATGGTGGCACAAACATCGTTGTAGATAGCTCCCCGCAGCTTGGTGGGGATCTCGATGTCAACGGCAATGACATTGTCAGCACCTCGGACGGGGACATTGACATCAAGCCGAACGGCAATGGTAAGGTCGTAATTGACAGCGCCAGCTCTTCTAGTGGAGTCAAAGTCTCTGACGGTCATGTAGAAATCTTTAGCGGCACGGGTAGTTCAGGTAAGATCGACTTTTACTGTGAAAGCTCTGCGGCACACAAGGTTACCGTCCAAGCTCCAGCGCATGCTGATTTTGCAGGGGATGTGCAGTTTACCCTCCCCACGTCTAACGGGAGCAACGGTCAGGTATTGAAGACCGATGGGTCTGGCAATCTGTCGTATGTAAATCAAACGTCTGACACTCAACTTACCAGCGAGGAAGTTCAAGACATAGCTGGTGCTATGTTTAGCAGCAACACCGAGAGCGGTATCACTGCAACCTACCAAGATGCCGACGGCACCATCGACTTAGAGGTCGGGGGCCTGACCGTGGCACAGGGTGGAACTGGGGCAACGTCTTTTGCAGACAAGGCTGTTCTTATCACGCAAGACAGTGGGACGGATACGGTCGCTGCGGCTGCTATGTCTACCAACGGTCAGCTTTTGATCGGGGGTACTAGCGGACCTGCTGTAGCCACCTTGACGGCAGGAAGTAACGTCACCATTACCAATGCTGACGGGGCTATTACCATTGCTGCTGCTGGCGGTGGCGGTGGTGGCAGCGGTGACATCGAAGGCGTTACCGCAGGGGATGGACTATCTGGTGGTGGTACTACAGGTACAGTTACCTTGAATGTGGGGGCTGCCCAGACGACGATTACTTCAATCATCAACAGCAGTCTGACGAAAATCGGGACGGCTACTGATCAAGAGTACGTTGACTTCAGCACTGCAAACGAGGTCAATACCAAGATCAATGATACAGAGCGACTCAGCGTAACAAATACAGGTGTTGACGTTACTGGTGAGCTCACATCAACAAAGAATGTCTTTGCGAAAACCTCAGACACGGACTTCAGTGTTCAAGGAGATATTGTAAAGATTGGGACTGGCAGTACGACTCAAGGTGAGCTGTGCTATTACAAGTCTGATGGGACTTGGGCTGCCGCTGATGCAGATGCTACTGCAACTGCGGGTGGCTGTCTTCTTGCTATTGCGCTAGGCACAGACCCAGACGTAGACGGAATGCTGCTCCGTGGGATGTTCACTTTGGACCACGACACGGGGACCATCGCTGACGAACTATATGTCTCTACTACGGCAGGGGATATCACTGGTACCGCACCCTCTGGTAATGGCGATGTAGTGCGTGTGGTAGGGTACTGCCTTGACAGCACTAATGGTCAGATTTGGTTTAACCCGTCTAATGACTTTATTGTACTGTCAGTATAATGCCAGATATAGCATCATTTAACGCAATCGACGTGGGCAACATAGCATCAATCAACGGTCAGACTATTGCCTCTGGTGGGGGCGCGTACAACCCCGTCTCTGACAGCGGGACATACACTGAGACAGTTCCTACTTCTGGGCTGTTAAGGTTTGGGGGCATGAGACTAAGTAGTGGTGGAACTGACTCTAGTAGTCAGCTACCTAAGCACTCTTATGGGTCCAATCCAGTTGTAAATATATCCACCGACAAAGACGGGACATACGTTAGAGTTGCTGAGTCAAAAAGCGACTTTGTAAAACTGACGTTTGGCAGGTATTCTGCTTTTGGAATTACATCTTCAGGGCAGCTTTGGGAAATGGGGGCGCAGTCCAGTTATATGGAGGGGTCAACGTCAAACACTTTTCAGCAAGTCACGGGTGTCGGAGACTCCGATACTGGCTGGACGGCGATTTCTTCTAGCTATGACGGCGCATTGGGGATCAATAGCGGCAAGATGTATTACATAGGTGCAAACAGTTATGGTCAATCAGGAACGGGTAATACGTCCACCTCATACAGCAGCTTCACTCAGGTTGGGTCTGAATCTGACTGGCAGGATGTAAAAAGAGGCAGGTACTATTCTATGGCAACGAAGACCAGTAGCGATGTTTTGTATGTAGCAGGCAGGAATAGCAAGTATGCCACTGGACTTGACACTACCAGTGGGAACACCACTAGCTGGACTGCCATTAACAGTGACAATTTCACTAACGATAACGTCACCTTTTTTACCCTAAACTCTGATGGGGGGTTTTTGATTAGGGGCGGGGAAGTGTACGCTTGGGGTGACGAGGACAGTAACGAAAGGTTCGGTCTGAACTCGTCGTCCGACTTGACGAAGCCCACTCAAACTGGAAATGTCGGGGGCAGCCTACAAAGCGATTGGGTTCAGGGTTGTATGACCAACAATGCCATGCTTCTGATCAACAGTTCGGGGGAGCTGTATCACGCAGGAGAGGGTACAGCGCGTCGAGGTGACGGATCCAACACGGACAACAAAGACGGCAACTTTGTTCAAATAGGTAGCGACACGACTTGGGTTAGAGTAGAGGCCGACCCAAGTGTTCTC